CCCCTGGCACCCCGACCTTAAAAGCGTTGTCGAGATCATCAGCAAGGTTCTCTGCGATATCACCATAAATCCTCGCGAGGTTCCGCGATGAAACACCCCCCGTGGTACCACCCATCTTCGACGCCGCATCCCTCGCTAGAGATAAGAACTGGCTCCGCATCTTCTGGAGTTCACCGGTTGTTGTGCCCACCGCCGCCCCGGTCACCTCATCTATCGCGGTGGCGCGTTGCAGGTACAGGGTGACAACTTTGGGAAGTTCTTGCCCAGGGACCAACTCATCGAGATGTCGGCGTATGGCGGCGAGGCCCGCCTCACCCATGCTCTTTACATCTTTCGGGACGGTCTGCCATAAAGCCGTCTCGGCCTTCCGCGACTGGCTCAACGCCGCGCCCATGATGTCATTCGCTATAGTACTGAGTTGTGTGCGTGCGAGAGGGGAGTCGAGAGATATAGCAGCCGCCAAATCTTGGACGACATGCTCTGCGTTAAGTAATCGCTGATCGAACAACGTCTGAAACCGGTGCCGCTCTAGTCTAGCGATATGCGCCATCTTACCGGGGTCACCAGACTCACTGATCACATGGATCATTGTGTCAATTATCCTGAGATTAGCTGTAGCCATCTCAGCCGCCTCTCTCGAGAAAGCACCACTCGCCTTCGAGCCTTGCGACCGCAGCCCCGCCTCCACGATAGCTAAGGCTTCACTCCTAGACTTCTGCGCGGAGGTCTGTGGGCCGAGGGTAGTAACGGCCTCCTCAAGCACCCGCGCTATGACAAGGGGGTCTTCGTTCCTATCCAAGACGATCTGGTTCAACAACACACCGGCTCTTGTGAGTTTGGCTTCTTCGCTGAAGGTCTGGAGTGTCTTGGTCAATATACCTTTGGTCTTGTTATAAGCGAACACCGCCAACTTACCAGGGGCCATCACACCACCAGCTACCTCCCCCGCCATCCGAAGTAGTAGGCTATCGGGGTTTATGTTTGTTGCTAACGCGCCACCCCCGGCAGCACCAGCCACTGCCAGACCCTCTGTGACCAAGAACTGACCGGTCTTGTGTTGAGCGGTGTTCAGCACGTTGTTCACATAACCCCCGATACGCGAAGCACCAAACCGGTACCCCGTGCGGGCCAGGCCCACCACACTACCCACCCCGGCGAGGCTCCCGCCGACCAGTTCCCCTGCGAGTGCCGCCCCCCGTTCCGCTTCAGGGAGTTTTTGCGTGTCAGGGAAAGTGAGGGGTTCCCCCGTCAGGGGGTTATGCACGTCGGATAGTTTCTCACGCGCTTTATGCGCCACGACCCCACCTGCAATACCACCCACTATTCCACCCACGACACGGGCACCGGGTACCGGGATAGGTGAAGCTAGAAGCGCGCCAGTACCCGCACCAGCGATGAACCCACCGGTCTCTACCGCGCTACCGACCACGCCTTGCGTGAAACGGTCGGTGGTGGGCCCGCCGTCTTGAAACTCAGCAAACGCGTCCTCTTCACCTGGTTTAGGAACCGGGCCATCAGGGTCCGCATCTTGAAAACCCGCCCACGGGTCTTTATCGTTACTGGCTACATCAGCCATCGTTTTCGACCGCTATGTTCCGTTTCAACCGACCATCTGGTGTTCTGAACCAATCACCTTCGGGCACTTTCTCCCGCACCTCTTCGGGGGTCTTCATAATCGGGGGTATTCCCAGGTTCTTGTGGAACACCGTGAGCGCAGCGTACTCATCCACTGCTTGGCGGGCAACCGCAGCACTCGTCGCCTGTTGAGACACCGCAAGAGCGTCTTTGGCTCGTTGCTCCAAAATACCACCCATCGCGATAATCCTACTTCGATATGCGCCAACGGTATCGAAAGCACTGGGGTCGAGGTTAAGTTCCCCGCGTATTTGCTTACGCTCGCCCTCTGCAAACTTCGGGTTCTTGGACAACACCCTGACCAGATCGCCAATCATAAAGGACACGGCGCTGCGTGCTTGTTCTACATCTTCCGGTCGGAAGGCCGCGCCAATGCCTGGTGTTCTACCACCCAGCGCTTTCAGCGCCGACACCGGCCCGGCCACCAGATCGGCCACCCCGAAGAAAGTCAGACGGGGCCGACCAGAAGCCGAAAGGTCAGTAGGCAAACCATTCTCCGTCACCGCGCCGGGGGGCCCACCCTCTGCGTTGGGTGCGCCCGTTTTTGTGGCTGCGGATGCTGAGATACCCGGCATACTCTTACCTCTTCGCTCGAAACTTTCTGGCATGAAGGCCGGGAGGTTGGGGGATATTTCGGGGCGGATACCGGTCACGGGGTCGGGTGGCCCGAACGTGCGCCGGTTTAGTTCACCGACAGCGATCTCATACTCTTGATCTTGTTCCGGTGTCGTCTGACCGCTGGCGTAAGCTGCGTTTAAACGCAGCACCGTGTTCATGGCAATGCCGCGCAGGGTGCCACCAAATTTACCCTCGTCTCCGCTCTCGATATGGATGCCGATAATCTTGTTACGTTGGTCGGGTGTCAACGGTGACCCCTTGGCTTTTTCAGCCGTGTCTATCCGCTGCTGAAGTGTCTGTTTAGGCTCTGTCAACCCCGCCGCCTGACGCCGATGCTCTGGTGTGAGTTTATCTACCGGTACACCTAAGATAGCCGCCATCTTGTCCAACGCATCTTTACCCTGTTGAACCCCTTTCTCTCTCATCCGCTCTGCTTCTATAATCCCTGAACGCATCGCCAACATCTTATCAGTGGAGAACCACTGCTCCGCGCCGGGGGTTGAAAGCGCAGCCCGCGCCGCGACCGTGTCTTTCCCATCCATAGCAGATTGATACGCCGCTGCCACAGCACTCGCTTTACCATCCTCACGGCTTGAACGCTCTTTACCGGGGGTCATACCCGGCTCTAAGTCGTCCACTTCGGCATCCACATCACGGAGAGCCTGGTCAAGCGGGTAGCCTTCGGCCACGCGCTGCGCTATTGAAGCAAAAGTGTTACTCGCGGCATCATCAATAGCCTTCCGACCCGCCTTCAAAGACTCCCCTAAGAATAAGTTTGATTGTTGTTGCATCAGGTTAGTCAGTTTCACCTGTAATCGCGCCCGGCTATCCTCTGAGCCGGTGTGCGCGTCCATAGCCTCGCCTAAACGGTCATTCATAAACGTGCTGAAATCCTGACGCACGACAGGGTCAGCCATGTTCTTGGTCGTCTGGATACTCGCAGCCTCTTTGATGATCTGGTCCGAGAACGCACCCGCCGCTAACGTGCGGGACACAGTATCATTACGATCATCGACGCGCCTCTGCGCCGCCATCAACGTGTTACTTGTCTCGGTTAACACTTGTGCGACTTGCGCCCCACCAGCACCGGAGCCGATGTCCTCGACGACTGCCCGACGTACAGGCACATTGCTCTGCACATTCGGTTGCGCGTTGAAAGTCTCTAATTTAGGCATTGCGTCATTTCCTTATCCTTATTCCGGCCCACTGCCTTGACCAAATCGTTTCATACCGGGGGTGAGGGGGTCACCAATCTGTCTGCCGCCGTCGTCTTTACCTTTCATCTGCCCTGCGACCTGACTGCCGCCGAGCAGCAGCGCCGAACCGGCTTTCGCGAACCCGCCCGCCATAGCGGAACCTGCTCTGCTTCGGTCGAGCGCTGCGCCGCTCTGAAGACCGAGCGCCTGTACCTCACCCTGGTGGCGGATCGACAACGCTTGCAACTCTTCTTCGATGGCGCTATCCGCAACGATGTCGAGCGCACTGCCTTCTGTCGGTCTGCCAGCACGCAACGCGCCCATGCGCTGTGCAGTCGTGCGCCGGAAACGCCGTTCGTTCTCCGCTGCATCAGCGCGTGCCGCTGTAGCTTTTATCTCACCAACCTTCGCATTGTACTTGGCTGTTTTGCTTGCCTGTACGCCTTGGACAACAGCCGACCCCGCAGATAACGCCGTACCTGCGATCAGTAATGCTGTTGTCAGTCCACCGTCAGCCATTACATCACCTTCGCATACAAACTGAAATCACGACCGTCTGGTGCGTAATTACGCATCCGTACAGCTTCCATCTTGAACCCAAGCATCATCGCCCATCGATGTCCTGTGTCATGCCCGCACTCCACAACCATCTCGATCCGGTTGAGATCACTCTCCTTCAAGAACTTCACAATCGCGCGATGGATTGTGAGAAATGCTTGCGGTCCCGTCTCAGACAGAAACGCCCACACCGCGCCACGACCGTTCCACACCGGTATAAGACCAGCCGCTGCAATAGGCTTCCCATCACGCATCGCGGTATAACTCGGGTGTTTCGCCAACACCGCGCCTTGTTCTTCGGTGACCACAGCGAAAGACTGTGCCATCTGCACCTCAATCGCCGCCAAATGCGCCGCCTCAAATTTCACAATCTCGATCATCGGTCTTGCGTACTCATCTGTGGCATTACCGCCTCTATCGTAACCGGTAGGGGTTGGGTCTGTCTGTAGAAAATATGGTTATCGCTGCTGTACTCCCCGTCCCACTCAAACTCCTGGTCACCGTCGAAAAGCGGTACGGCGGTGTCCATTGCACCACCACCCTTGCGTAACACCACGGTGTCGAGGTTGGATGTGTCGGGGCCGACCGTCCCACCCAGTGTTTGGAAGAACCGGAAGATCACCCGGTGGAACCGCGCCAACTTACCCTGCGCCGTACCATCCTTCGCGCCAAAATCAGGGCGCAGCGTCTCAAAATCAGATGTGTAGGCCAAACCTACCTGCGCCTTGGTGGTCGCCCGGTCGAGCGTCACTGAACCCGACGCCACGGTCTTGTCGGGATGCGAAGCACCTTCAGACAATATCGAGACCGTCTCACCCTCAAGGTGGGTCAAACCGGTCAGGGTTGATGTTGACGCACCGCTGTACGTCAGACCGCTGTCAACGAAGAAGGCGTCGGCCTGATCGTTGGTGCTGCTCCAATAAGGCTTCATGTACTCGACGGTTCGAACCACCGCGCCGTTGATGTACCGCTGCACGACCAAGTAGACCTCATCGGCGTCACCGGCTGTGTTTGGTATCACCGCGACACTTTCAACTTTTGCCGCAGTGCCTGACGCATCAGACACTCCACCAACCGTATGGCGGTGCCAACCGGTGATCTGTTGCTCGCGGTCATACGTGAATCCAAGCAGGGTGCCGTCCGTCAACACCAACCAGACCACGCTCTGCGGTTCAGCCTGATAGGCCAACTCGACAATACCGGTCGCGGTGATGTGTTCCGAGACCACCGTCATGTCCGGTGCCCTGAAACCATCATCTTCAAATAAGTACGCCAACTCGCGCAGTTTACGCTTGGCCCGTTGAACGAACAACAACCCACGACCGGCGCGTACCGGGGCCACATCCGCGCTGCCATACGCAGTCGAGCGTTTCGCCTGTGCCGTTGCGGGTGTCAAGACACCGCCCGTGTCGGATGGGCGCACCACCCATTCACCACCGGCTGTTCCGACGATCAGCCCTTTCTCGTCGTCGGCCAACCAACGTATCACGTTCACGTTATCCGCAGACAACGTAATCGCGATGGCGTTATCGTCAACCACCGTTCCATCCGTCTCGGTCGGGGCCATGTTCTCAAAATCACCACTACGGCTCAAGTCGAGCCTCTGGGGTGTGTCAACACCACCACCGAACGCGAGCCGGTTCTGATGGAACGTCACCCCCGCAGGGTAGCCTGTGGTCGCTGACCACACACCCAGTCGCCAATCCGTCGTGCCCACACCAGCAGCGTCAGGCCCGGTGATGGTCACCGTCACGACAGTCGTACTGGTGAAAGCGGTGATCGTGAGCCACGTCCAGGTAGTCTCGGGTGAATTGTTCCGGTGTCGCTTGATACGGATCAACCGCCCGACATCGGTAGTCTTGAAGCCGTCACCACCGTTTATGCCGGTCACCGCAGACGCGGTGCAGGTCACACCAGTAGTGCCTTTGGTATACGTGCCGCCGGATAGGGTGAGGGTGGTGGTCTCGATATTTGTGTTCAGGAAAGGCCCATCCGAGAAGACGACATCCGCGATGGTGAAGACCGTGGCCGATGTTCGTTGGATTTTTCGAGGCGGGTAGCCGGTGTGCGTGATGTACATCACATCAGCGCTCTGCGAGAACTTTAATTGAAACAGGTCGGCCTCGGCATAAGTCGTCACGATACTGGTGGGTGCGGTGACGAGCAGCGCGTTGTCTTGGAAGACGCGGAAGTAGAGATCACCGAACTCAATGATGTATGCCTGGGTGACAGAGAACTCGAACCGGAAGACCCGCGTCTTCTTCGAACTGGTCAACACCTCGGCCATATATGCTGTACCGGGACGGCGTTCGACCGGGCCTTGTATCAGCGGGATGAAGTTTAAACAGGTCTTCAGACCGGACTTATACTTGTCTATTTCGGGGCGACCGTACAAAAGCGGCGTAATCTCGCCGCCATTGAAATTGTTCTGTATGGGTGAAACTTTTGCGATGACTAAAGCCTCGCCGTAATCCAGGTATCAACCGGTGACTCGACAGGTGGCCGCTCAAAGGCATTGATGCGCTTGGCCTCTTTCTTGGCCTCCACATACCGGTTCTGTGCGTCCTGTTTCTTGGTGTTGGACTGGGTCACCTTCTCCGCGATGTCCATCGCGATCCGCGACACCAACAACTCGGTGAACAGATCATCGAACACCTCGGTGTCGGTCTCTTTCTTCAGGTACACGATCTTCAGCGGGGCGGTGTCATCGGTGAGAATGAAACGCCCCTCGATCTGCCAGTCGATATTGGGGTTGATCCCGCCGAGCGTGGTAACACTCGTACCAACCACCCGTTCCGGCAACAATCGGATGAAGTCTGAAGGCAACTGGTACTTCTTGGCAAACCCGAAAGCGGGGTCGGTAGACGACGCCGCCAGGGTGGCCCGCGCCCGCGCGAAACTCCATGAGTGCGCCCGTATTTCAGAATCGCGGGCGTGGGCGTACAATCGGTTGCACGCCCGCGCCGCGACACTGTCTTCAACCAGTGTGCCTATGGTCTTCGCGCCGAGACGCTGTAGCGCAAGATTACAAATACCAACGTCATCGGTCATTCAAATTCTCCGGTCGAAGAAACCTTAAAAAGGGGGTGGTGTTTAAACCACCCCCGATTCTGTTAGTCGATAACGTAGTTCATAACGAGCATGATGGTGCCGGTAAGAGTGGCCCCACCCGTCACAACCGTGATCGGGATACCCGTTGCGTCAGCGTCAACGACCGTGTTCTTGCCAAGAGCAATCGTGTCCGCGCAGGGCACCGACTGTGCCGTGGTAGACGCCGCCGCCGCCTTGTACTCATCAACATCGAGTGCGACGGCAGTCCCCGCAGAGTTATTGTACCCTGCGTGACCCACCGACAAGGTGGACGATGTATCAAGCGCGTCATACGTCAACTCACCGGACAAGATGCGTGCGCCGTTAGGGAGATTGAACATCTCGATAACAGTGCCCGACGCAATGGCGGAAGCTTCGTATTCACCGTAAGCCATACGAATACGACCCGCCTTCTCATTCGTCTTGATAGAGACTTTCGGCGTTGATTGGTCCCACTTGGTTTTTTGGATGCTATATACTGTTGCCATGATTTAAGCCTCCGAACAAGTGATGGCGACGACCTTCTCTTCTTCGACCCGCGTGGCACCAAAACTGGCTTTCACGTAGACTTGAGTAGAGTAAGATTTATCGTCACGTTCAGTGATCCGAGCGTTGATGTCGTTCCACATTCCGAGATGGAGACCCGACTTCGCCCAACAGATGACCGTGCGATCCGTACCGGAGAGCGCCAGTCGTTGGGTGTCTTTGAAGTTGAAGCCCATGAAGGATTTGATGCGACCATCTACGAGAACCGGTTTGTTGGTGAAATCGAGGCTGATGGCCTGAGTTTCGCCCAGCAAATCGTCATGCTGTTGAGCGCCGATGGCGCAATACAGCTCCTCGTTATCAACGTCCACTTCCGCCGCGATCAGCAACTGCATTGCTTCGCGCAACTTGGCGACCGTCAGACCACCCGCCGTCGTCGCGGCTGTTTGTCCAGACGGGAACGCTGTCGAGGTGGTGCCGTCTTCACCGGTCAATGAAGTACCAGTTGCAGCGGAGATGATCTCATCATCAATGGCACGACCAAGAGCCATCGCGCCGTTAACGGCGTAAGGGCTGGTCGGATCAGCGATGATTTTGAGTTTATCCACATCATCAATGAGGTCGGCCCATTCGTAGTCGAGCGGGTAGACCCACCGCTTGTCGTGCGGGGTCTCGATGAGCGGGGTGTCAGCGTGACGAGTGGTACGCAACTGGGCCGTTACCGCACCCACCTGGTTCACTGCCGCGCCGGATTTACCGTGGTAGCTATCTTCCATGACGCAACTCCGAAGTTTGGAGCCGCGTTGTTGCAGAAGATGCTCAACGGTAGACTTATAGTCAATTACTGACCAGTCTAAGACTTCGTTGGACATATTACATGCCTTCCTTCTGTCGGTTAAAACAAAAGCTACAGGCTTGTCCACGTATGCGGGGCCACTACTGAGACTGTATTACCGGCCCTTACGGGTTGTCAGCGTAGTCCTTTCGACACCAAATGGTGCGCTCGAGTGTATGTTAACCAGAAATCGGTTGAGGTGTCAAAAAGAATTATTCACCACCAACCATCATCTTATCACGTTTGTTGTGTTTGTTGCGTTTGTTGCGTTTATCTTGTTGGGGGTTGCCACAGCAATCACCCACTCCGGTCTCGATGAAGCGGGTGAACGCCGCCGCTTGCGCCAGCACCCCACTCCGGTTCTCCGTGGACACGCTCACCGCCACTGCTAACTTCAGTGCTTCTAGGCGCACCTGTACGCTCATGCGGGTATGCCCGTCATCATACGGGCCAACTGTGCCTTACGCTCGACCACATTCCGGTGGTTGGGGTGGTTCCGGTCGAGCCATGCGTCCTGAAACTCTCTCGACCCCATGAGTGTGTCGAGCTCATTCTGCGCCGCCTGGGGCGTCATCGCCCCGGTGTTGACCGAATCGCCCTCATCGACGCCGTGGTCGCCCAACTGCATGGCGAGGCCATGCACGAACTTCATCGCGGCTGGACCCCCCATCGACTGACTGAGCGCTGTCAACTGGTCGTCGGTCATGCCGAGTTTCAACGCCGCGCGATCTACCAGACCCACATTGGCGTCATACGCAGCGCCCCACTCTTTCTTGAGCGCGTTGGTCGCGTCGGTGACGGCGATCTCCTGTATGTCCGTCGTCTCCTGTTGCTTACCTCCCACATATTCCGCCCACGCGGTGGCGACCTTGTCCGACTGGGCCTTGCTGAGACCTGCGTCATGGAACACACCCTGCGCCCAATCTGCGAACTCCGGTGTCGCGCCATCCGGCACGGGAATCTCGTAACCCGTGGGCTCTTCAGGCCGACCGAGTTTCGTATAAAAGTCATTCACCTCTTCAGGTGTAGCCCCTTCATTGAGCAGCGTCACCGTGCGACCGGCCTTATCAGCCCCCATCATCTTCTCAAGATTATGGTACGACCCCAGCACGTTCTCGAACGTGCCGTTCTGAAGACCCTTCTTCTCGGCCCACCCTTTCAGATCAGCGTCACCGACGCTGTCGATCCACGGTGTGTCGGGTGCCGCGACGGCACCTTCCGGCGCGGTTGTCGGTTCAATCGGTGTTACGGGTTCACTCGGGGTTGGGTTACCCGCATCTACGGACCCTGCTACATCGCTCATTACTCACCTCCGGGGTTATACAAGTTGGTCAATTCTTCTTCGGTTAAATTCAGATGATTGGATACCCGTAACCAGACCTCTCGTCGGCCTTGCATAATTCCTTCAATTCGCGGGTCGATGTGGAACGTACTCTCGTTCGCTCTGCAAAACTTCTCAAGGTCAACGATGACACGTTCACCATAAACACCTGAAAAGACCTTGTGGTACGCTTGCGCTCGCGCCCTAAGAAAGTCGAGTGCCTTTTCATTCATTACGCCCGACCGTGGTTAGTGTGAAAACCGTGGTCAACCTCGGCTTGCTGTCGCACCGCCGTCGCCTCGCCAATATCGTTAAAAAGACCAAGGGTTTTACTACGTCCGTTCACCTTAATACACGCTTGCCACTTTCGCCGCCCGCTAACCCAAGACACACCCGTCACACCAGATGTGTTATTCACGTTCTGTTTTCTATTCTTTTGATTTTCCCCGTGGGTTACCGCGCGGAGGTTAACCATCCGGTTGTCATCTTTAACCCCGTTAATATGATCCAACTCCTGTTCCGGCCAAACCCCTTTCACCCATAACCACGCCAAGCGATGAGACCCGTACAAACGCCGCGCTATCTTAATCTGTTGATACCCCGCCGCCTTACGCCCCGCCACATCACCCACTTTGGCCGAACCACGCGACTCCCGCCAAACAAAAACCCCGGTGGTAGGATCATAAGTTAACAGTTCACGCACTTCTTCCGCCGTTATATCGCGCTCCACATTAGCCCCCTAAGGCTTTCATTACGCCCGCAGCGCCCGGTGCCGCCTCGATCATCTGCTGCGTCTGTTGGGCCTGGGCGCGTTGTTGTCGGATCGCCGCGATCCCATCCTCGCCGCGCATCCACGACGCGGGCACCGCGTTGATCTCAGCCAGTGCCGGGTAGATCACATCGGTGTCGAACTGATCCAATACGCTTATGTCCTGGGATGTGTTCGCGTATGCAATCGCCGCCTCAAGCGTGCGTAACCAACCCGCCGCTTCTTCCGACCTCTGTGAGCGAGATAGAGGGCTATCATATTCAATCTCGAACTCACCACCCGCCTCAATAAGCAGCGGGGGTAACTCGGGCAACAACCCTTGCTGTTGTAACAGGTCAACGTCGCGGGCAATCTGTGGACCCAACATTTCACTCTGTTGACGCCCCATTGTAGGTGAGAGCAAAGCCCCTTTCTCGCGCGCACGTTCCAGTACCTCCGTAGCGGTCATTGCCGGTGTTTCCACCAGTATCTGAAATAAGTTCACCAGGAACGCATCGTTAATGACGGTGCGCTCCATGTCCATCAACTCTTGCCCAGCAGCTAGATTCCCCACGGGTAGGGTATGCACCAGCTGCCGTCCCTCGGCGCTCACACCACCGGGGTTGATCGCCCCCGGCTTCAGTGACAGCCCGTCAAGCACGCCGTCGTCGTGGGTCAAAAGGACCGGGTCAACGACCCGGTGGCCCTGCTTCAGCAGGGTCTTCTTCTGCTCGTTCAGCACCTTAATGGCCGGTAGCGCCAACATCGCTGGCGACCGGCCATACAACTCACCCGGCCCGGTGACATAACGGCTCACCGAGTACGGGAACGTATTGAACCCACCCCTACTCAGCACCTGTTTATGCTCGACCGCTACATACGTCGACGCGAACGGTTTACCCGCCGCGTCCTTGCGCCCCGGTATGATCTCGTCATTCGGTCGCACACAATGAATAACATCAAACTTCTTATCCGGCTCGTCCTCCGCCGCCTTCATCACCGCGTCAGGTAGACTATCCCACCGCCCCACATCCACGCGCTGCTTCATCTGCCGCGCCGTCAACTTGAACCGTCTGTACGAGGTGTCCACGACCCCCTGGTGGCTCATGTCGAACAGCAACTCACGCAGGTCGATGGCCTTGTAGCGTAGCCCGCCACGATCATCGTAGTCCGAGAACAGCGACGCCGTGCCGAACGCCCCCAGCCCGATATACACCTCATGCTGCTGGCTGGAGTAGTTCGCTGTCGGGGCGTAACGGTGTTTAAACAGAATGTTCGTGGCTTCTTCAAAAAATAATTTAACCGACCGGTCCTTGTTCAACTGGTCATTGGTCGATGTCAGCCGGTGCCACTTCTGGTTCCTCGGCGTCAGCATACTCTCCATCGCAGCGGCGAACCGCTCCAACGCCAACGCCGCCGTCGCGTCGAACATCAACTCAGTCTTCTTCTCACCGGGCGTGATCGTCAGCGACGGGTTCTGCATGGTGTTGTGGTAGCGCGGCAGCACACGCGCCGCGATCTCTTCCCAGTGCGCGTCCCAAGTCCCGCGCTCGCCCTCTAGCTGGTCGTAGCGTTTGATAATCGCGGCGGCTTCGTCCATTACACGTTCACTC